TAATATGATTCGTCCAGCACCTCATTTACCATCACCCACTCTAACACAGCAGGGTCAACAGAAGGGGTTATCTGGTGTGTTTCATTATGCTGAGAATCGTAAGTTGACAATCAAGGAATTAAAGCGTATAATGGGTCTACCAGAAGACTACAAATTGACTGGTACATTTGATAAACAAGCAGAAAGAATTGGGCGAATGGTTGCCCCAAAAATGATGGCAGCAGTGGCTGCGTCTATATACAATGTAGTGTTGAAACCTTATAAGGAGTTACATAATGGCTGATTTTACTTTTGCACATCGTGAAGAGGGCTTTGATGATCATATCAATCTCTCTATTCGTGGTTACAGCGACCTATTGAATGATGTGATTGGATTCTCTAGATACTTCGTAGAGAATGATACGAATGTTGTGGACATTGGATGTTCGACTGGTAAACTCACAAAAGCGCTCATGGAATACAATTCTGCTGTTGCACCTCTGGCTAAGTATGTTGGTGTTGAAATTGCAGAAGGCTTTCAAAAAGACTTGCTCAACCGTAAAGAAGAACTTGACGAAAGTGGTCTAGGCGAAGCAAACTTCATCTATGATGATATTCGTAACTACGAATTTGAAAACTGCTCTCTTGTTACATCCATCTTCACGCTACAGTTTATGAGCAAGAAAGATCGCTCCACGATTGTTGATAAGATTTACGATGGGCTTAATTGTGGTGGTGCTTTCCTATTCGGTGAGAAAATTGACTGCATCAACCCTAGGCTTCAAGATATGATGACATTCAACTATTATGATTTCAAAAGAAAGAGTTTTGAGTATGATGACATTATGACGAAAGAGCAGACGCTTCGCCATATGCTAAAGCCTAACACTTGGGCAGAGATTGAAAATATGCTCTATGATGCAGGCTTCACTTCAGTTGAGCAATCGTGGCGCAACTTTAATTTTGTTGGTGCAATCGCCATAAAATAACCAAAAAAGTGGTTGACAATCTCGTCGATACCTACTATATTATAAGAATGAACAGCGGATGTTGTTCACAAACAACGGAATGGTCCGAGTCTTCGACCAGCATCATTCTAAACTTAATTGGAAAAGGAAATCTAAACTATGACGAAGCTATATAACAAAGAAGCTGTTACAATTCGTGATTTTATCATGACGTTGTACCCAATGACAGATGTGCAGCCTGTGGGTCAAAGGGTTAATGTTACAACTACAGTTGTTGGTACAAATGATCCATCAAAAGCCCAAGAAATTATCTCTACTATTCTTGAAGGTATAGATATCGGACAGATCACTCTGGTGCGAACAGAGGGTGCATCATATTGCTATGAAAGCATTGATGGTGGTCACAGGAAAAGGTACATCAAAGCGTTCTTTGATAATGAGTTCCCCTTGTTCGGGACAGACACTTATTATAGGGATTTGACGCAAGACCAGAAAGAGCAATTTCTCGACACCGAACTTGTTTTCTGCATTTACGATATTCTCCCTACATGGAAAAAAGGATATATCTTCCGCTCGTTGAATAAGACAACGGATGTGAATCATCAGGAACACTTGAACTCTTATGGTGCAATTCCTATTGCTGAACACATTCGAGAAACTGTTCGTATCGTATCTGGTGTAAACAATTCGATCAACAAGTTGTTTAACGCAAAGTTTGATACCAAAAAGGGCCAATACATTTTTGATAGTCTATCTTTCAATAACCTGCGTCTAAAGATAGACGAAGCTGTTGCTCGATTCTATTTCCGCTTCTATGATGGCGGTGGTGTTGGCACGGCCTCTGATAAACAACTTGAGAAGATGTATGCCGATGAAAGTCTCACTGATGTTGAAATGACAAAGTTGAAAGCAAAGGTTGATAAACTGCTTTCTTTCTTGAATGACATGGCGAACGCTCGTAAAAATTCAATCAAGAACGGCTTGTATTGGAAAGAGTTTGTCATGTTGTCTCGTTTGTACTTCTACATGGAAGATACATACAAAGACTTCGATATAAAAGATAATACTGAATTCTATCTTGAATTCAAGAAGGTATTTGATTTGTATACTGGTTCGGAGCCAAAAGGTAAATATAGAAATCTAGTCAATTTATCTTTTGATAAGAGCGGTCGCACTATAGCAGAGGCTTTTCGTGGTTACATGGGTCACTATGATACTTTCGATAAAGTTAATCAAACTGTTAAGTGGATGTTAGAAGATTTTGATATCCTCAGCCATATTCAAATCAAAGACCAACGACGTGCGTTCCCCAAACCTATGAAAGAGCAAAAGTTATCTGAGCAAAATTATGTAGATGCTGTTGATGGTAAACCATTAAATCTAGATAACTCTGTGATGGCTCACATTGTTGCACACAAAGCGGGTGGTCGAACAGTTTGGTCGAATCTTGCAGTTACCTCATACGAACACAATCAGGCAATGGGAACCATGCCTTTGGAATCATACAAAGAACTTCTTGGTGTGTAAATTACAATTACCTAAGGATAGTAGATGATATCTGATTTATTAATGAAAGATATTGAAATCAACGCTCCAGATGACAAAGTTGCTGTTTTGTTATCTGGTGGCGTTGATTCTTTATCTGTTGCGTTTGCAGCACAAAGACAACCACTTAACAAAGAGATACATGCCTACAGTTTTAGATTGGATACGCATGAGTCTTACGATTTCAAAAAAGCGAAAGAAATCAGTGAGCTTTTTGGGTGGGAGTTCACTGGTGTAGTGATTGATACTTCAACGCTTGAAGCAGACTTTCATAAACTCACTTCTATGGGATGTAAGAAGAAAAGCGCATATGAGTGTACATATCCATTCTTACATATCTATCCTCAAATCAAAGAGAAGTATGTACTGTCTGGCTGGGCTGCTGATGGCTACTATGGTCTAAGCAAAACAGCAAGAATACACTATAAAGAGACCAAAGAGAAGTTTGACGAATTCAGAGATGCTTATTTTGCACCGCATATGCGAGCAAATTATGTTTGGCATAAGAAAGTGGCAGATATGCATAACAAAGTATTTGTTACTCCGTATCTTTCAGACGATGTGAAAGACTATTTCTATGCGATGGATTGGGACGAAATCAACAAGCCAGGACAGAAGCATCATGTCAGAACAGCCTTTGAAGAGGAGTTCAATAAGAGTGGTAGGGTTTCACCTCACAAAAATCTCCAAATTGATTCAAAAACAAATAAACTTTTTGAACGCTTCCTTGATAATGATATGAACTTTAAAGAGAGAATTAGAGTTCTAGATATATGTAGAGACTGGCATGATTTTGCCGAGGCCTATAAAAAAATTAAACATAAAAAAGACAATGTGCTTGAAATATTGAAGGAACATTATGATGACTAACTTTGGAAAAGTAGAGGAGTTTATGGATGCGTTTGGTCAAAATGTTGAGGCTGAACCACAATGGTCTTCTGTTGCTGAACTACGCTATGCCTTAATTGAAGAAGAACTGCATGAACTTCGTGAAGCATTAGACGATAAAAATATCGTAGAGGTCGCTGATGCTCTTACAGACCTTCTCTATGTTGTCTATGGTGCTGGACATTCTTTTGGAATTAATCTTGACGAATGCTTTGAAGAAGTGCATAATAGCAATATGAGNAAATTGGGTGAAGATGGAAAGCCTATATATCGTGANGACGGTAAGGTTCTCAAGGGCCCTAATTATTGGAAACCAGATTTGAAAAAGGTGATGTACCCAATATGGTAATGTATAAGTATAGTGAAGACAAGCTGCTGGCAGAAATCTTAGAGTATGTGAACTCTACATACAGCCAGCATTACTCGCAGAACAAGTATCAAGCTACTGAGTTCATTCTAGATAGTGGTCATGGTGCTGGGTTCTGTATCGGTAATATCATGAAGTATGCTCAACGATATGGTCACAAAGGAAGCGTAGAAGATTGGCGAAAAGACTTGACAAAGGTCATTCATTATGCTATTATTGCTCTACACAATCACGATACAACATATGCAACAAGTGAGGAAGATGTGAATGGAACTGAAAATCCAAGTTGAAGAGCTACGAAAGGCAAAGGTGTTCGTCGCAACACCTATGTACGGTGGACAATGCGCTGGCATGTACACCAAATCTACNAACGACCTTGGNATGGCTGCCACCAAGTATGGAATTGACCTAAACTTCTACTATCTCTTCAATGAATCTCTTATTACTCGTGCTAGAAACTATTGTGTGGATGAGTTCCTGCGTAGTAACTGCACTCATATGATTTTCATTGATAGTGATATTGGCTTTCATGTGAACGATGTATTCGCTCTTCTGGCACTGCAACTAGCAGACCCAGAGAACGTAGATATCATCACTGGTCCATATCCTAAGAAGTCTATCTCTTGGGAGAAGATTGCNAAAGCAGTGAAGATGGGTCACGCTGATGAGAACCCGTTTGCTCTTGAGAACTTCGTAGGCGACTATGTNTTCAACCCAGCAAAAGGTNTCACNGAGTTTCGTGTTGACCAACCAGTAGAAGTATTAGAAGCTGGTACTGGNTTCATGTGNATTCCTCGTNCTACGTTCGAGAAGTATGAAGAAGCATATCCAGAATANNANTATCTACCNGACCANATTCGTACAGATGCTTTTGATGGCTCTCGTGAGATTATGGCTTACTTTGATTGTATCATTGACCCAGAGTCGAAGCGCTATCTATCAGAAGACTATATGTTCTGTCAGAATGTTCGTAAGGCTGGTATGAAGGTATGGATGTGTCCTTGGATGGAACTCAAGCATATGGGTTCGTATATCTTTGGTGGTAGTCTTGGTGCGATGGCTGCGATTCAAGCGTCTCCTACTGCAAGTGACGAATCAAACAAAAAATATTATCAGGAAGGCAACAAAATTCGACTAAATAAAGAACGTCAAAAGGCTAAGAATGCTCGCACTTCTCGTAAGCGCAATCGCAAATAATTGGAGAACTATATAATGCAACTGAACGAATATACTATGGACGTTTTGAAGAACTTCTCTTCAATCAATCCTTCTATCGTTATCAAGCCAGGTACAACACTGAGTACAATTTCTCCTCAGAAGACTATTATGGCAATTGTTAGCGGTAGTGACGACTTTTCATCTGAAGCTGGTATCTATGATCTATCTCGCTTTCTAGCAACAGTATCGTTGTTCGAATCGCCAGAGCTAAACTTTGATGAAAAGTCTATCAATATTATGGAAAATAAACGCAAGGTGCAATACACTCTTGCAGACACTTCCATGATCCTTCAGCCACCAGAAAAAGAAATCACTATGCCACCTTGTGAGGTGAAGGTAGATATTTCTTGGAATGATTTGCAGTCTGTTCTAAAGGCTGCTTCCGTTCTTGGTTTGCCAGAGATTGCCTTTGCAGGAGTCGATGGTGAAATCGTATTGGAGGCTGTAAACTCTAAAAATCCAACTACTGATCGTTACGGCGTGACAGTTGGTTCAACATCAGATACTTTCAATATGTATATGAAAGTTGAAAATCTGAAGTTGATGCCGAATGATTACACGGTCAATCTATCGTCAAAAGGATTGTCGTGTTTTGTTTCGGACAACGTAAAGTATTTTATTGCAATCGAATCTAACTCTACATTTGGAGAATAATATGACTGAAGAAAATAACCAAATCACTCTACAAGACATTGACGCTGTTGTGCGTATCATCGACACTGTTTGCGCTCGTGGTGCCATTCGTGGTCAAGAAATGACTGCTGTTGGCTCTCTTCGTGAAAAGTTTGGCGCTCTGCTACAGGCAGAAGCTGACAAGCAGCAAGCAGCAGCAGAAGCAGCAGGGCCACCCGCTGCGCCTTCAGAAGAGGTGCAAGACGTTGCTGTTGAGGAAGTAGTTGACGCTGACCTCTCTACTCTGAACTAAAACTTAAAGGGGGTGGGTTGACACTCATCCCCTTTTCTGCTATATTTGATTTTTATTATATGATGAGGTTTTGATATGAACGAAGAGTTTCTCTGGGTACAGAAGTATCGTCCTAAGACGATTTCTGATACCATACTCTCAAGCGAACTAAAGCAGACTTTTCAGCAGTTTGTCAACCAAGAAAATATCCCTAATCTGCTATTGACTGGCAGTGCTGGTATTGGTAAGACAACTGTTGCGAAAGCACTGTGTGAACAACTAAATGCCGACTACATTGTAATCAATGGTTCTATGAACGGTAACATTGATACTCTACGAACTGAAATCATGCAGTTTGCATCATCAGTATCTTTTACGGGAGGTCGTAAGTATGTCATCCTTGACGAGGCTGATTATCTCAACCCACAATCAACTCAACCTGCTCTTCGTAACTTTATGGAAGAGTTTAGTAAGAACTGTGGATTCATTCTCACATGCAATTTCAAGAACCGTGTTATTGAACCATTACACTCTCGGTGTACAGTTATTGATTTTAAAACTAAAGGTAAAGACAAAGCTAAACTTGCGGCAAAATTCTTCAATCGACTCTGTGATATTCTCAAGAATGAAGAAGTTGAATTTGAAAGCAAAGTCGTTGCTGAACTGGTCAATCTACACTTTCCTGACTGGCGCAGAGTTATCAATGAGTGCCAGCGTTATGCTTCTACTGGTCGTATTGATTCTGGCATACTAGCAAATCTAAACCAAGAGTCGTTCAAACAACTCATTACTCACATGAAAGCGAAAGAGTATCAATCTGTTCGTAAGTGGGTTGGCGAGAATAGTGATATGGATGCTTCACAGTTCTTCCGTGCATTCTATGATACAGCATGGGAAGAAGTGTCTGATAACTCTGTTCCTGGTGTTGTGATTACTCTTGGTGAGTATCAATACAAGCACTCGTTTGCGGCTGACCCTGAAATCAACATCATGGCGTTTCTCACTGCTATCATGTTTGAGGTCACTTGGAAATGAGCAATCCATTTGATTACGTCAAAGCAGTATCAGACACAAAGAAAGACCTCATGCGAGGCACAGAGAACGATGCTCTTGCTGAGAAGAATTACAACGCCTTTCTCTCTAATAGAGCGCTCTCATATCATCCAGATGCAATACTGCACGCAAATGAGATGAATACGCTACACCATCTTGACAACAAATTGCAGTTTGACTACTATCATAGCGTTCTTCGTCGCCGGAAACGCTTTGCTAAGTGGTCTAAACCTGAAGATGATGAAAATATAAATATAACATCCAGTTATTATGGCTGCAATAAACAGGTTGCTCTACAGTACCTAAAGATTCTATCAGCGGATCAAATAGGACGTATCAAACAAAAACAAGAAAAAGGTGGCGTGAAATGAGTGTTGAAACATTAGTGGAAGTGGAACTAGGTAACGAAGAAGCGTTTCTCAAAGTAAAAGAAACTCTAACTCGTATCGGTGTTGCATCCAGAAAAGACAAAAAGCTATATCAATCCTGTCATATTCTACATAAGAAGGGTAAATATTATATCGTTCACTTCAAGGAACTATTTACTCTAGACGGTAAGAGTTCTTCGTTTTCAGAAGAAGACAAAGGGCGTCGTAACACGATTGCTAACCTGCTTGAAGAGTGGGATTTAGTCAAAATTGTAGAACCAGAAAAGTCACAAGGCAATATTGCGCCACTAGCACAGATTAAAATTCTCCCATACAAAGAGAAAAGCGAATGGGAACTCGTAGCAAAATATAATATTGGTGGAAAACGATAAAAAAAGATTGACAAATCACAGTCAATATGATATAAATATAAGCATGAGATGCCAAATGGGTCTCATGCTTTTTTATTAAACACTTAACTTGCTTACAAGGAGTAAAGTAACATGGTACAAACCATCTTTAACGATCCAATCTATCAGCCATATTTCATCGGCTATCAAGATATGATTAAGCGGATCAAAACTACCACAGAACAATTCAGTCAACAGTCGTATCCTCCCTTTAACGTTAAAAAGGTTGACTACAATAAGTATGTCATCGAAATCGCAGTGGCGGGTTTCGACAAAGCGG